CTCGCACCACAATGCAGCCGGTCTATCATTATCGCAGCAATACTATTTTACCACACAATTTTGCAGATGTAGTATGGGAAAAGTATTGGGAGTTTAATGAACCGCTTACAGTTGTGGAACAAAATGGCGTAGGTGAGGTTATTATCGCACGATTACGAGAATGGAAACTACGTAACATCTACAAAGATAAGAATGGTAAGTATTGGAGAACAAACAAACATAACAAGATAGCTATATATGACCACCTAAGGGATATGCTTTGTAATGAGCAGATAGGTTGTATTAGTAAATTATTATGGAGTGAGTTACGCACTGTTGAAATTTCAGACAATGGTGTGCCAAATGCTATGGCAAAAGGCACACACGATGATATAATTATTAGCACTGCACTGGCATTATGGCTATGTAAGCTTAAGCCAGCACCCAGTTTTTTTGCTGTAAGGCGTGATATGATAGAAGAATTTAAAGCGAAAACAAGAGCAAAACGAATAAAAGCAAAGGGTCCATTGCCGTGGTCACCAGCAGGAGGATATTGATATGGCAAGATATAACGTTACACCAGGTGTCTTATCTCAGGTAGTGCAAGCACACAAGAGATATTGGGACGACCAAAAACGTGATATGTATAAATACAAACGTGCCTATGAATGCCGTTTTTGGGATGACTTAGATACTAATGCAGGTATTACAGTTCAAACATCAGACGGATATGGCTACATAGAAAGCTTCATAAGCTCGTTATTCACCAAGAACCCTGGGGTTGTTGTTAAGAACGGCTTGAAAGGCACAGGTGATACAAAGAAAGCACAAGCATTAGCCAATGATTTTCTTACCAAACAGCGGCAACCAGTAGAAGATGCGTCACGTTTGGCATTAATTTATCCTAATGCTTACATCAAGATGTTTCCAAAGGATGACCCAAACCTCTACAATCGTGTTGATTTAACACCTGTAGCACCTTGGAATGTTATTGCAGATAGAGATGCACTACGTTGGGAAGATAGTCGTTATGTAGGTCACGTATATTATATGTCACTTCCTGCAGCAGAAGCACGTTTTGGTGCCAAGCAATATACAGGTGTAAGTTATGACCAATACTTCGACAATTATATGAATGAAGATGAAGGTGCATACGAACAATCAGATATTGATAGTGATGCTAAGATGTTTAAATACATTGAAGTTGTAGAATTTTATGACCTACAAAATGATATGTTGTATTTTTGGTCTGAACAATGGAGTGCAACTAAGTTCTTAGACAAATCACCCATACCTTTCAGAGATGCAGACAACAATCCAGTTGTTCCAATTATACCGCTCTTCTTCAACAGGCTGCCGGATAGACCAATGATTGGTTATGCAGCAATGTCCAGAATATATGACCAGTTATTTGAAATAAATATGATAAGAACCTTTCAGGCTAATGCAGTTCGTAAGGCTTCACGTCAATATATTGTAAAGAAGGGGATATTAGATGAGGAACAGATTGCACAAATTACAAGCGGCATTGATGGTTTATTTGTTGAAATTGACGATGATGACCTTGCTGGTGCTATTCGTCCTCTACCTCAAAATCCCACCCCACCAGAATTAGAAATTTATTACAGGCAGGTGCAAGATGATAAAGATAAAGGAAGCATATTGGCCCCATTTACCCGTGGGGAAAGCACTCGAGCCAGCGCAACTGAAATCGCTGCTTTGGCTGCATACACAAGCACAGAAATTGGTCGCCTTGCGAGAGAAAGAGACCAAACAATTGAGAAAATAGCTAAGTGTTATTTAGCAATGATTGCTTTATATCTTGATGAAGACAACATAAGAGACTTGGTGTTTGTTGATGCCAAGCCAGTTGTTATTACACCTGATGATTTAAACGAAAACTTTTACGTATTTGCAGTTGATGCTGCTTCTACACCTATTTCAGAAACAGTTCGTAAGCGTGAATTTATACAGTCTATCCCCTTATTACAAGGATTAGGCGTTCCGCAAACGACGTTGGTCAAGGAGTTAATCAACACACTTGGCCTACCGGATTATATAGTGGAAGAAACAATGACTGCTATCGAACAACAGCAAGCAATGCAGCAGGCTCAAATGGAACAGGCTCAAGCAGCTCAAATGGCTAACGTAACAGCGGCGGATGCAGGAGCCGTCGAAGTCGGGCAAGATGCTCGTGAAGCAATTCAGCAAACTGCGCAACAAGTGGCACCTATTGGGCCAGCTAATCTCGGATTACGAGGCAGGAGAAACGTATAATGGCAGCATACTCATTTAGTTGTAGTAACTGTGGTTACATAGAGGATGTCATAACACGCGTAAGTTATGATGTTCATATGCGAATGAAGTTATTTAACAAAGAATTAGCCTGGGACGACCCAGACGTAATAGATAATTTAAAACTTAGAAGTGATTATTACACTTCAGATGATTACTTTCAAAGTAGTATAGAAGAATGGTGGGACAACGGTTGTCCAGGATGTGGTAAAAAATGCAAGGTTGTAGGCAAAGTAAGTGTGCCAGCAAGACACAGCAGTTGGGAAAGCACAGGAAAATATGGTGTAAATGGCACATACAACAAGGGACTTGGTTGTGTGGTGTATTCGGATGCCGATATGAGAAAAAAGGCAAAAGCAAAAGGACTGGTGCCAGCAGATGAAGTAGCTGGTGGTAGTGCAGCTTGGTCAAATATGATTGATGATAGTTTCAATCAGCAAGTCAAGCAAGCAACCTTACACGAAGATGCTATGAAAAGAATGAAGGATAGTATTGACAAGCACGGTGATGATGGACGTGCAATTGCAGAAGCATTTTCTGTAGAACATATGAAAGAAACAGGAGCGTTAGATGATAAAGCTGCAGAGTGATTTATACATACCTATATATCATTGTCTCAGATGCAACTTTAAGTTTCAAGCAGATAAACCGGTTTGCCACCTTTGTGGTAAGTCAGATAAAATAAAAAAATTAACTAAATAATTTTTCATAATATATATTAATATTGGAGAACACAATGGCCGAAGAAAGAGATGGAATGACAATGGAGCTTATGGAACGTGAGCAACCATTAGAAAAACCAGAAAATATGGACGAAATGGCACAACAAGCCGACAAATTAGAAGGAATGATGTTTCAAGCAATTGCACCAGAAGGTGAATTTAGTGCAAGTGCAACAAATACATTTATTAAAGGACTAAACGAAGCACTTAAATTATTTCCAGGTGCCGAACCAGAAGAACAAGTTACTGAAAAAATAGATGGTGCTATGCCAGAAGCTATTAGTCGTAAGCTTGGTATGGTTCTGGCTGCTTATAGTGACTACTCAGGTGACGAACAAATGGCAATGAGTGAAATAAGTAGTGATAGAGATTTAAAAGAAATGGCAGGTAAGCTACTTGCATATTCAAAAGACAAGGCTTTTCGAGCCTTTCTTGCAAAACCAATGGGTGAAGATGATATGAGAATTGATGCCATAAAGGTAGAAGTCGAAACAGAAGCACCAACTCGTCAAGCACCAGAAGGTGAAGAAGACGATTTATTAATGTCACGTATGTCATAGGAGGCAATAATGAGTGATGAAATCAGCAACACGGCAACAGGAGCCACTGCTGATACAGTCGAAGCAACAGCGGAAAATGTATCAGGAGAAGAAAAGAATTATGACCTATCCAGTAATGGAATAAAGGACCGCATTGGAAGTGCGCTACAAAAAGCAGTTGATGCTCAGCCAGCAGTGGCTAAGCAAAAAGCGCAGCTTGTAGAAGAAGCAACCATTGATAGTCTTGAAGAGGTTAATTTACCAGAAGGCACACATAAAGGTATCAATTATAATAATGTAGTTGAAGCACTACCTGAAGATGCACAAAAACTTTTGGCTAATATGCGCAGTTCATATACAAAAAAGACACAAGAACTGGCTACACAAAGAAAAGAATTACAAATGCAAATGAAAGCCTTACAAGATAGTAAGGTATATGAAAACATAAGCGAGGTTGCACAACGTGACACACAACTGGACCCATATGATACAGAAACTTTTAATTCACGTATTGAAGAAGAAGTGGCAAGACGTATGCAACAGATGATGAAGCCTATGCAAGAAGAATATCAGCTACAACAACGCAAGCAAAAGCTTGACGCTTGGACTGCTGAGCATCCAGATTTTAAAGACTATAAAACAGATATCGTTGATTTGTTAAAAAACAACCGAGCTCTGGACCTACAATCAGCCTATTACATTGTGAAAGGTAAAAGTCAGACCGAGAGTTTAAAAGCTCAACAAGCGGAACTGAAACAATACAAAGACGCAGCACGTCAATATGGTTTGAAGGTAAGTGCAGGCAACAACGTTACATCAAAACGCCCGCCAAAAGGTATGAAAAGTTATGACCTTTACAAATGGGTTAAAGATAATAACACAAAAAGGTAAATAAATGATAAAGACGATATATATTTATATACAACAGGCCCTGAATAACAGCTCACCTCAGGATAACCTTTGGACCCGGCAACGGATAACCTTAGAGCAAATCGCAATAAATAACTTAAGCTGTTAATTGGAGGAAACAAATTATGGCTATATCGAATGACGTATTATCATCGACCCTTCGTATCCTCCTGGAAGAAGAAGTAGATAACCTTTTTAAGGCTACCCCACTTCTCGACCAGATGAAGAAAAAGGGCCAGATTGATTTTTATGATGGCGGACAAAAATTAGACGTCCCCTTAATTTTGGCTGAGCATAGCTCAATCACTCAACTTAGTTCCGGATATGAACCTGTAAATCTTGCTGTGCAAGACGTTCTACGTAACGCATCTTATAACTGGTGTGACTTTGTCGCTCCAATCGTAATCACTGAGAAAGAAGAACTTTCTAATAAAGGTGAGCGCGCTATTGTTTCAATCGCCGAAGCGCGTATGAAATCTGTTATGGGTATGCTTCAACGTGAATTTGAAAAGCAGGTAGTTCAAGGAACTTCTACAATCCTTTCAGAATTAAACACTTTGAATGGACAAACTCAAGCAGGTTTCTTAGAAGAAAATGCATTTGGTGCTCAAAC